AACGTAGGAATGTCTTTCCAAATTTCTTGCATAATATACACTTTAAATAAAACACTGAATAAGAAAGAGAGGAAAACGTCAGTGCTTCGTTTTATCAGTTGGTAGCTACTCCAAACCTATCCTCTCTTTATAGACGTAAACTATTTAATTAAGTTGCATTTAAAATGGGAGGTCGTTTACTGATTCTTCAATCTTAGTAGATGTACTTTGAATCTCATCTTTAACAAATGGCGCACTAATCTTAGCACTAAAAAAATTCTTAGTTCCATCCTTTGAAGTTTTTACCCAAAGTGCGATTTCTTTATCTACTCCATCAACGTTAATTTTGCCTTTGTAGTCTGGATGGTTATCCGCTTTTTTGTCGTTCTTGAAAATTGCTCCTGTGTTCGTGTTATCGTAACTCATTTTTACTTGTTTATTTAAAGATTAATAATGAAGCATTTGTTTTAATTCGTTGCTTCCATTCCGAACTTTCTTTTTTATATTCTTTACACAATACTCTAAATTTACCGTACGTACTTCTGTCTTGTAATAGCTTTTCGGCTTTCTTCTTACCTATTCCATAGATGCCTTTAATATTGTCGCTTACATCGCCTGTTAACATCATTTCAAAGATAAGATTTTCTGCTGATTCTTTAGTAACATATTGAAAACCTTTTCTTACTTTATACTCGTTGCCTTCTTCGTCTTGTTTTTTAAGCTGGTAGTAATCGTAATGCAGTCCTTCAATTTGTCGTAAATCTTTGTCGATTGAGCAAATGATATAATCATCAACTTCTAATAATTGCGAGTTGTAATAAATTAGGTCGTCAGCTTCGTATTCATCACTTGCATAACTGCCTTCTAAATAGTCAATCAAATAATGTCTTAACTTATTTACCCACTTATTAGACTTACCTTTTCTGTTTGCTTTATACTCGGTGTCTATTTGCTTTCTGAAATTGTTTCGGCACGTTGTAAAGAAGTATTTAATCTCGATAATGTTATACTGTGTTTCAATTTCGTTAAAGATGTCAAACGCTATCTTTTCGAATCTATCATATCCACGTTGTAGAATTTCAAGTTCTATTGAAAACTTACTATCTCCGTTTTGTAACATCGCTCGGATTTCTCCAAACGATATTACTTTATAAACGGCTTGGTAAATTAAGCTATCAGCATCGAATAATATTACCTTATCTTTCATAACAACTTTAACGCTGATTGTTGAACATCGCTAAGCTCGAATTTATCTAAATCGCTTACTTTAGCTTTACCTTCTGTAATCGCTTGTAGTGCTTTCTCAAAACGTTCTGTAGTGATTGTTGGCTTTTTCTTTACTTGCTCACCTTGTGCATCTGTATCTTTGTCAGTTACTAGTCCTAAGATTTGACTGATTCCGTAGCGTCTAAAGTACGTTAATTGACTTCCGTAAGATTGGAATACGTTTTGACCTTTTAATTCTACGTCAGGCATTAAACGTGTTCGTGTTTCTAACGTTTCTCCGCTTTCGATATGGAATACAATTGTAACTAAGTAATCGTGTCCATCTTTAAACTCAGTAATTTGACTAAATCCTAAACCATGTTTTGCTAATAGTGGATTGATAACTTTAAAAATAGCGGGTAAATCTGTGTACTGATAAGCAAAGTTACCTTGACCAGCGGTGCTACCTTTGAAAATTACGGGTACTTCTTGTTGGAACTGTGCCAACGCTTTAAATAGATTTTTCATGTTCTTATTTTTTATTTTGTTTTACAAATATAAACATTTTTGTTAATTAAATATCAAACGTTGTAAATATTTCTACTTCTTCACGTTCTAAAATTACTTTTTTTAGTTCTTCCTGAATGTTTCGTAAATCTAAATACGTTTTGCATTCCAATACTTTTTTTTCTAAGTAGCTTACTTCGGCTTTCGGTTGTAGCTTTGGCGTTAATCCTAACTGCATTAATACATCTTCTTTTATTCGTGCAAAGTCTGGATAGTGCTTCTTGTTCTTATCTAACATTTCGTATTGTTTCAATCCATAAATAACTGTTGAATGGTCTTTCTTGAATATGTTACCTATTGCGTACATCGTTAATTTTTGTGTTCTTAGGTATTGAAATAAAACTAAGCGAGTGTAGACGATTTCACGCTTTCTAGATTTCGATGTTAAATCAAGTTCTTTTATTAGTTCTTCTAGTGTCATGATTCTAATGTGTTTTTGTATGCTTCATCCATCCATTGAAGGAAGGCTCTTTGTATGTTTAACTGTTGCTCAAAGATTTCTATGTTTCCTGTGTCCATGTATATCTTATCTTGTTTTCGTATAGCGTTAACTACTTCGTTTTGTCGCATCTTTGCTATCTGTCTAAATGGGAATTGTTCTAACTTATCCGCACACGATGGTAGGATGGATAGTATTAACGTCATTTCAAATTCTTCTTTTGTCATGCTTCAAATTCTTTTAAATATAAATCAATTACTCGTTTTGTCTTTTCTAGGTCATCTGTAAATTGTCCTTTTTTACGGCATCTTACTATTCGTTTTAGAATGTCAAATTCCCAAGCGTTCAATTCGTGTTGCTGAGCAAATAGATAAAGACTTCCGTTTTCGTTGTTGTAGTGTTCGTCTTTTTGTGGTTTATCTTTTTTCAATCTAAAGAAATGTTTGTAAGTTGAATAGTCAAAAAAATGTGCATCATTTTTATCATCTAATATCTCAAACTCATCATTATAAATCTCTATTACTGAATACTCTTTACCAATTGTTAAAGTTTTACTTTCTGTTCCATCCATTTTGCACTCATTTATTGCAATTAATTTTTCTCCTACTTTCATCTTAACTATTTTTTAATTTTACTTTTCTAATTGACTGCATTAATTCTACATTGTACGTAGTGAAGAAACGCTTTCTATCTGCATCGTTTACGCTTAAAGCTGGTATGTAAACGTTTTCTTTTGTGTTTGGCTTTACGTCTTTATTTAGCCATTTGTTTATTGCTTTCATGCTTCGTGTTTTAGTATTTCAATCTCACTAGGCAATAATACCGCTTTATTTCTGTTATCATCTAGTACCCAATAATCTCCATCTTCATCTATTTTAATAACATTATATTCTTTGCCTATCGTTAACCAAATCTGTTCTGAATCTTCAATCCAACATTTAACATATCTAACTTTCATCTTACTTACTGTTTAAATTATTACTTTAGGTTGACAATCACATCTTACAAAGTGACTTTCGTCTCCTTCGCCATTATCTGTCCATCCTTGCTCGCATTCATCGCATTCATTCATGTCATCAAAGTTTTTAAATTCACGTAGAAAGTTAATGTCTAAAATGATTTCTTGTGATGGTTGATGAATTGCAATATCAAATTCTTTTCCGTTTACTAAGACCTTAGCAAAGTCTTCAAATAGTTCTATAATAATCATAACTCTAATTTAATTTGTGTTAATACTTGTAAGTAAGCGTTCCAAAGTCTTTTACTGCCACGTTTACGAGTGTCTGCTCTCTTATCCCATCTTTCAGATAATAATGGAAGTTCTTTTTTGTAGTCTTGTTCAAATCGTTCTGCTGATTCTACTCTCTCATCCATTGCGATTGCTAACTCTAGAAGTTGGTTAGCTTTTTCTTGTAATTCTATTACTTTGCTTTTCATATTGTTTTGTTTTGTTTTGCCTTATTGACCTTACAAACATACTACAATTATTTAACTTACAAACAATTTAGTTAATAAAATTATAGAATAAATGTAAACTAAGTAGAACTACGTAGAAGAATATACGTAAAACTACGTAGATAAAACTAAAAAACCCCCACCGAAGCGAGGGCTTAACCTAAACAAAACAAAATTTGAACTATGAATCAATGCAAACTTACATATTATTCTTCATTTTCCACTGTAAAAAATCTATAAATGTTTTGTTGTTTATTTTGTAGCTTGATTTATTGCATGAATTACAACTCATATAGTGCTGAATAGTTCCAGCTGGTGTTGTGTATGTTTTGCGTAATCGTATCTCGTAGCTTTGGCAATTTGGACATCCAAACTTTTCTCCACCTCTCAAAACTGAGTAGTTTACTTTTGGCTTTGTGTACGGTTGTAACTTCTCGTATACTTTTTCTAGTACGATAACATCCATGTCGCAGTACTCCACCATTCGTTTCAATGCTTCCTCATCTTTGTTAAAGATAATCGCTTTCCACATATCCATCCCTTCGTGTTTCAGCTTTGCACCAACGCCAAGATATTTAGCAATGTAATCTAGTTTATTAGAGTTAAAATTAAACTGACTTTTAGCGTGTTTAAGCGTGTCAATACTTTGATACTGTGGAAACATCTCCAAGCCATGAAATAAGCAACGTGTACGAAGCCATTTGATATCGAATCTATCTCCGTTGTGAGCGATTATCTCATCTGCTTTATTTAGTTCTTTAATAAAGGCTTTAAGTAGTTTCTTATCGCATTGGTTTTTATCCCATGTTAGGTTATGTACTTTGTCGTTTCCTTCCCACTTCCAACTAACGCAGATAATAGCACGCTCTTTTATAATGTCGTCAGGTTGTATTGTAAGATTATAGCCACTGCGCCAAAAGATACCAACGTTAAAAGAGGTTTCGATGTCGAAAAACATTCGTTTTTTCATACTTGAATTTTAGGTAAATATTTGTCTAGTTTATTAATTAAAAAACTGGACATTTTGCAATAAAAAAACCTACTTAATTAGTAGGTCTAAAAGTCTTTTCGTAATCAGCAAGTCTATTTAACCAACCTTTTCGAAACTTTGCATTTTTACTTCCGGGTTCTGAAATAGCCAAAAAGAACTGTTTTCTAAGTCTTATCAACTCGTTAAATAATTTTAAATCATTAATAGCGTTTGCACCTGCGATTGTTTTCATTCCGATTTTACCATCTACTGCAACATCTCCACCGCAATTATTAATCGCTTGTTGTAGTGTTATACTTGCTCTGTGTGCGCCCGAACCCCATGCCATACCTGTTACCATTACTGCAATAGAGAAACACTCGTAATCATCTCCTTTTACGCTATCCCAATACAAAGTTTTGAATACTTTAAACCAATCTTCGTTTGACATCTCAAAGAATCTAGCATCGTTATTCTTTCCGAATACTGATTCCCAAACTCGGTAAGTAATCCCCATGTTTGTATGATATCCGCTAATTCCTTTGTATGCTTTAGAACAAGGATATTTACTAGCTGAATCCGAAGTGTCGCGAGATAGTCCACCTTCCCACTTCTTGGTAAATTTAATGTACGTTTCTAAGTTCATAAAGTTTATTTAGAAAATTTAAACGCTAATATAGTCAATGTAATAAGACCAATTACAATCAAAAGCAAATTTAACGTTTTATTGTTCTTTGTTTCAATCTTTTTTTGTTGTTTAATGTACTTGATTTGATACTTAGTGCGCCACTTTACTTGTGCTTTTTCAACTTTCGTTTTGTATCGGTATTCTATTCTCGTTTCATAGCGTGTTTTTGGGGATTTCATCTCTGGACATACCGCTTGAATCGTTCTAACTATTACCGAATCTTTGTCGTTTATTCTAATAGTATCGTTTACCGTTATTAAAGTAGTATCATTTTTTATTACTCCACCTTTTTTTATGAACTTAGCCATGTGATAATTAGCAGAACAACTACATAAGAAGCCAATCCAAAACGCACAAAGCAAAGCAACAATTATTAAAATTCTAAATTCTCTATTCTCTTTCATTGTGTAATTTTTTACTGAGTGAATCACTTATTTTACTACCGATTGAAACGCTAATTAAACCTAGCCATACATCAAACCTAAGACCGTTAAAACAAAAATCTAAGATAGCCATAACTAAAGCAATGAACCACGATGAGAGCATCGTTAAAGACGTTCTACTCCATTTTCCGTTACGCTTTAAAGTATCGTTAACTATCTGTTTAATTATATTCATTTGCATATAGTATTCGTCTTTTTGACGTTTTTATACGTAATTACATATAACGCTCTATTTTACCTATTGGATTACTTGGTAGAATCGCTATAAACTCAGGTATCATGTAAACGTTTTCCGTAGTTTTTGCACTTGAGTGCTTTGTCATATAACAATCGAAGAGTTTATTTTCTACGATTGACAAACGATTATTTGTAATAAATAGCCACGCAACTAAGACGCCTGTAATACCGTAGTCTTTAATAGCCTTTAGAGTGGTTTCTAAATTCATTTGATTTGTGTTAGTTGTTTCAGCTTCAAAATCGTTTCTTCCGTTGCTTCAATCACAACATTTTGCTCTTCGATAATTACTCCGTTATCGTCTGTTATTTGGTATCTAATTAAAAACTGTTTCATATTAAGATAGTGTAGTGCCGGTTACTGTAAAGGTTCTGCAAATCATATATCTTGGTCCGTTAATAGCTTTAGATGCTTCCGAATAACTACCAGAGGCAGTTCCTAAAATAAATGCATTTGCTGTATTTAATCGAGAAGTAGTAGAACACCAAACGTTGATATTTGTAGTGATGTTGAAAGGTGCATAATTAAGTATTGTTGATGCTGTAACTCCAAAATTTACAAGGTTACCTAATTCATTATTGTTGCACATTCTCCAACTACTGAAACCACCGATTGTTTTTGTTAACGATAAATCTATTGCAGTATTCCATGAAACGTTATCCGATAATATAAGTATGTAATAACCTAATACACTTACACCATCGTATGTACTCCAATCAATCGCAATGTTATTAGTATATGTTTGAGTTCCTAGTTCAGATGTGAACCTATTTGTATTCCCGAATGGGTTATTTGCGAGTAACGTCAAGAAATTTGTTGCTCTACCCTCTTCAAAATCTCCATCGTCTCCCGTTCTATACGAAATTGTTTGACCTGTTTTTAACAGTCTTGCAGTTGCGTAAGTTGGCGATGCTGAAGCTGGAAGAACAACTTGTAAATCATTACCTACTTGAGTAACTGATGTTGGTGTTACTGTTCCGCTAGGATTGCTTAATTGAATGTCAACAGTTGCTCCAGCTACAACAGTTCCCTCAGTTGTTCCGTTTACTTCTATCGTAGTGTTTGGTGCTACTATGTTTTCACTATCTTCGGCTTTAATTGAAGTTGTAGAAATTGTGGTACCGCCCGTTGTTTTGAGTACTGCCGTTGAGTCTGCTATTCTAAAATATTGACCTTGTATAGAACCTACTTGTGTTGAACCTGAAGATTGACGTACAATAACATTCTCAGTTCCACCACTTGGCACGCTATCCCAAAATGCACCGTTTACATTTACAGTAGCATCTTCACACGTAACAGGATTAGGCACTTGAACTGTAACACTTCCACCACTCACAATCGAACCGCTTTGAATATCTGTACCGTTAACGTATTCTACTAGATAGGTGCTATTAGGTGCTGTTATATCCTCACTTGCTTCTGCTAGTATTGATGTTGTACTTATCGTTGCTCCTAGCGTATCTTTTAAAACCGCTGTACTATCTTGAATTACTTGTGTTTCAGTTGCACCGCTTGCTATATTTCCGTTATATAAAATATTTCCTTCTGAATCAGTAATCACATAAGAAGCATCAGCACACGCACTACCTGAACTGCCTACTTCACAAATAGTCATGTCATTAGCAACAATAACGTCAAACGTAACAGTCCAACCTGCTAAGTAGTTTTCAAAGCGTTCTGTAAATTGCTCAAACGTAGGATTCCCATCTAATTGGTAACCATCTGAAACAATACTTCCTCTTCTTAATAGTTCTGTTAATCTATCTAATACTTTTAGTTGAGTATTCCAAATATCATGCGTGTTATCATTTCCTATAAAAACATCAGTAGTTGCTTCTTTAGATATATCTACAATATCCATTGCAAGAATAGATACATTAAACCTCATTACGTTTGACTCCTTAGTAACGTTATTAACTACCAAGTGAGACAAAGGAAAGATAGTTTGTTTATTTAAGTCAACTTGGAAAATGTCTCCATAAGTAACTGTTTTAACAAACGGGTCTAACTTTAAAGAATCTTTTATTTTTGTTGTGAATTGATAAAAGCCATTCATCTTTTTTCCTCCTTACTTAACTTTAAAAGGTAATTCTGTAATTTCTTTACATTTTCCTTTTTTGGTGTGTATCTCTTTTTTTCAATCATAAAATATAATTAAACTAAATGAACCAGCCTCCGAAATTATTACTTCTATCTGGGTGCATATCTCCGTTTGAGTTAGTATTGTACTCAGGAAATAAATACTGATTGTAATTCATATAGTCAATAAATCTTTCTGTATAGTGTTTAGCAATACTTTGCTCTTTTTCTACTAAATAATCTACTTCGTTTTTTGCTACACTTTCTGAGTTTTCAGAACCATGCTTGTAAACGCCCTTGTTAGCGATTGTATACGCTGCGAAAGGTAAGTATTCACTCATAGCCCAATGTATAAGCATAGGCTTTACAAAATTTTCTAATAGCGTTAAATAGTTACCTGCAATAGTTCCTGCTACAATATCGTTATTAATCTTGTTGAATAAGTCAGTGCCTAAGTAGTTTTGTATATGAATATCTTGTGCAATCTTAACAAACTGAATAAATTTGTCAGGGTCAACGTTGCCATTTAAGGCTGTATGCTTAACGATGTCTTCTCTAGTTATAAATAATGCTTGTGCCATTAGTTAAAGCGTTTGTTAGTTGGTAAAAATCCTTCGTAAGGCATATCTTTAGGTGCTGTATAAACTCTTTGGTCATTTACTGCTTTTCCGTTTTTATCTTTGTCAGTCAATGGTACAATTTCTCCAGCTTTACGAACTTCAGCAGGTGTATATTTTCTAGCAAGTGGTGAATTAGCATCTGACTTTTTTAGATACGTCTCACGTACCCATTTATGACCGCAAGCACCACCACCTTTGTATAACCAAATAGAATAAGTATCTGCTCCTTCAGGACCCCATCCTTCGTTAACTACTTGTGAACCCATAGAAATAATATCTTCTTTTCGATATATTTTGTTAGCACTAATCATTCGTTTGCAGAACTCTCTTGAATTGTCTTTAATTGCACCTACGTAACGATAACGAGACTTGAATATATTACCATCTTGTTCACTTGAAGCATTAGGTCGTGCTGTTCCTGTACTTACAAACTCCCAAACCTTAGATAAAAGACTTTGTTTAGGGTTGTTTAATTCGTTTAGATAAGCATCTTCTTGGTCTTCTAATTCGTAGTTAACATCTTGAACATCTATTAACTCCCAACCTTCTAAATCATTATCAGCGTATTTGTCTAATTCATTAAATAATTTCTCATCTAAAGATTTTTGTTTTGACATTGCTACTTCATTAGCTTGTTGTACAGCTTCTAAATCTTCAAGTAAGTTTAAACGCTTAAAATACAAATCTAAATTAACACCATTAAACGCTAAAATTTTATCTATTCCATCAATCAATAATTCTTGTAGTGGCTTAATTGCTGTATTGTAAAAGTATAAACCTCCTGTGTTTATTTCTTCAGCATTAGAACTAAATCCTGCACCATCAGGTGAAATACCTACCAACATTGGACTAGTTACTGTATGTCCTGCTAAAATCTTGTTACGTGCTTCAGTTGCTAAATAAGAATAGTGTTCAGGTGCATTATCTAAAGGAACATCGTCAATAGTAGTTTTAGATTCTGGATTGTCATTAAATGAAATAATAACTTTGTCTCCTGTAGAACCTGTTAACTTACCTTTTACTTTGTTGACTTGTTCTTGTTGTTGCTCAGGCGTTCCTTTACCGTTGTTAAAGTTTATAACCTTAGTACCACTAAAAGAATTAGTAACGTCATTAATTAAGAACTCACTAATCTTTTCTTCAAGCACACAATAGTCTAAGCATCCTTCATAATCTACTCTATAAAAGTATTTACGCCCTACTGAATACTGTCCTACGACTAAAATCTCTAAAGGCTGTTGTGAAGTTCCAAATGCAGGGATGTATTTAGGTACAAACTTTTTAATATCTTCCCAATTATCTGAATAGTAATAACCGTTAACATTACCATCTTTATCACACTTTTCAGGGCGTGTTAAATAAATCGGTAAGTGTTCAACCTTTGCAATTGACTTTCTATCTTTTGAGTAAATTACTTGAAGCGCATAACCACCGAATAGCTTAACCTCTAAAGCACATTTTCTTAACGTTTCATTAGAAAATAACATTTTCATTTGTGCGTAATCGTTTGGCTTTCTGCTTGCATCTCTTGCATCAATACCTTTACCATAAATCAAACGTGCCATGTTATTAATAATAGCGTTGTTTGTTGTTGAATTACGATAACGGCACATTAACCATTCGTAATAATCATTATTTTCTCCGTATTCCACCCACTCGTTCTTAGTACTTTCTACTATCTCGGGCTGTGTGTATTTACTTAGTTCTAAAATGTGTATTTTACTCATAGAATAATATAATCGTTGTTGCTTGTATGTGGTACGTATTCTCCATCGTTTACGCTGTATGTATCTATATCTTGATTAGTGCAGAATACTTTATCATAATAGATAACATGTGTACCATTATACACTTTTAAAATGTATGTGTTATTTTCAATAGTATCTAAAATCTCAGTAACAGAAAGATAGTAAGTCGTATTAGTTGGACTTATTTCGTAAGTGAATACTTCATTAGTTTGCTCATTGGTCAAAGTCATGCTATCCGCTTCGTATGAACGAGGAATAAACTTGAACGTTTGAGGGCTTGCCGATTCTTGTACTATAATCATAACTATTAAACAATTTATTTAAGTTCTTGTTACAAAAAAACCGCTAAACGAATTAACGAATAGCGGTCTTAATTAAGAAAGTGGTTATTAAGAACCTTGCACGATTGTAAATCCTGCTGTTGTTAAACCTGCTTCTGTAGTAGCTTCAAAGAAGTTAGCTGGTGCTTTTTCCATTCCTGTTAATACCAAAGTATAACCTGACAAATCACCCATTGCTCCACCTGTTACAACTGTTCCACCTGTTACATCCATTCCAAAGTCTTTACCTGCCATGAAGAAATTTCCGTTGTTGTCTTTAATTACAACTTTAGGATTTCCGTAAGCTAATAATTTAACTGCTTTGTGCGTTGCTACGTCTAATTTTTTAAGCGTAACAGTTAACACTTGTTGAAAGAAAGTAGTTCCATTCTCACGTGAAGAAACAATATCTTCTTGATAAGTAGAAGTACCTTTCAAATCGAACTTGTAAGCACTTGGAGTACCCAATACAGCCTCAATTACATCTGTATTACTTGAATCCATTGTGTAACCTGTAAGGTCTCCTTCATTCACGAAGTAGATAGCATCTAAACCTCCGATTGAATCTTTACAAGGCTCTATACGCCCTGCTGCAATATCACATGCCATAGTTTTATAGTATTAAAAAAGGGATGGCGTTTGTTGCACCACCCCTTTCTAGTTAATAATTAATTGTTATTAGTTAGCTGCGTTTGTGATACCGTATGTAGTAATATCTTCTACAGTTCCGTAGTTAACAGCTCCTGTCATTCTCATAACGATACGTACGTTCATTGAACCATCAATATCTGCCATGTCGATAACTTTAACTTCGTTTTGGTCGCTCAATACTCCAGTTCCAAAGAACAAGTTAGAAGTTTCAGCAGCGATTGCTACGTTGTTAGTCATTCCTGAACACATGAAAATTGGAATACCATCGAAAGATAACGCTCCGTTGTTGTACCATTGTGTTCCTGCGTTGTTTGTACCATTAGCACCTAATCCTGAAGCACCAAATCCACCCAATGCACGAATGTATGCTTTAACGATGTTACGAGAAGCGTAGATTTTCAAATCATCTTTTCCGTAAACAGCAGCAGGAATAGCATCAACTAATTTACCTAATTCAGCAATAACGTTAGCAGCTGTTACAGTAGTTCCAGCAACCTCATTAGCAGATGGTAAAGCAGCATCAGCAGCCAATAAAGTTTCAAATCCGTTAAATTGTCCTGAAGTACCTGTAGCACCTGACCATAAAGAAACCTCAATTGCAGCAGCAACTTTAGAAGCAGCGTAAGCAATTAAATAATCAGCAAATGATTTAGGTAGTACATCATGTGCAGAATAACCCATTTCAGCAGCTTGCCAAGATGAATGCAAGTCTTTTTTACACAATTGTAAGTTAACTTGTAATTCTTTAGGTACTAATGTACGCTCTGTGATAGTTACAGTAGAAGTAGCTGTAAAGTCGCAAGAAGCATCTTTAAGAATTCCATCTGTTCCTAGTTTGTTAATTACGGCTTTGTATTTAACGTTTGGTAAAACTGTTAAACCACCGTTTGCGATTGTATCGCCTGATAATAACGCTGCTGCTACCCATTTCCCTGAGTGCTCTCCTGCGTATGTTGTAGTTAATGAAGTTGTTGTTGGCATTTTTGCTTATTTTAATTTAATTTATTTTGAAATCATTTCTAACACTCTATCCATCGTATTTTTTTGACGATTAGGTGAAATTTTAAAATCTACCGTTACCTTGTTTGGCTCTGGGTTGTGTTTGATAGGTTCAACTGCTGGCTCTTGGTTAGCAAGTTCAACTTTTTCTTCTTTCGATTCTTTTTGTGCTAACTGCGCTTTTAACTCTGTGATTTCGTTACGCATTGCTTCAACTTCAGAAAAGAAAGATTCTTTAACGATTGATTCAACAATCTTTTTTGCTTGTG